GGTGTTGTTACACTTGATAACATCCTCAAAGATAGAGTACTTAGGTAGCTCAACTGGTCTATCACTAGGATAGAGATAGTCTTTAATTGGTGCAATAATGTCATCATAAATCTTGTCACAATTTTGGAATTGCTTGTCTATTTTTATTCCATTAAGTACAGTTGCATGGTGCTTGTTCAGCATTCTACCAATTTCGGATAAGTTAAATTTCAATTTAAAAAGCTCAGAGAAAATGTAGTCTCGCTTGTACACCAGGTCTCTTTGTCTGCTACTATTGGTCAGGTTGTGTAGCTCAATCATGTATTTGATTTTTTCTATCATGGTTTAAATTTTTCATTATGATACTCTTCAAATGCTGTACCTTCTGTGTATGCACATAGGTTAGGTCTATCGTGATGATATGCATCACTAAGTTGTTGTTTTTCAAGTGCTAAATAGTGGTGAAAGTGGTTAACAAATTCTCTACCTTCTTGAGAAAACATGTTAAAAATTGATGGATATTTACTTTCTAAGTCACTAAATACCATTTGTAGTGCTGTTTTTTTCATGATATTTTCTTTTGGTCAATATTCTTAAAAATATCAGAGTCTGAGTCTATCCTACCAGTAGCTTTGATAAAGTCTACCTCTAGCTTAGCTGAGTTGATGATAACAGAACCAATGGAGCTAATAGCCTTTGCCTTGTCAACCTCTTCTTTTATCTGTTCATTACTTAAAGACTCATCATTAAGTCTTTCTAATGCTGCAAACATGTGGTCACGTAGATCACTGATTTTGTTTCTTGCCATTGATTGTTTTGTTTAGTTTACTTGTTAATTTAATTAGTTGTTGTATTTCTTCGGGGAATCTTTGGATGCTATTTCTTAAAACATTGTCCTTCATGCTTATGCATTGTAAGTTTTCAAGTTGGCAGTTCCTAGTGTTACCATCTATAAAAGTTATTATGTGCTTGTTAGGTATTGGTCCATTAGCATCAATCCATATTTTATTATGGTAAAGAATCCACTTGCTATCTTTTATCTTGTAGTACAGATATACTCTACCACTTTGATCAGCATCTTTTCTCTCTACTATAGTTCCATCAGGTTTCCAGTTGTGAGGCCTATTACCTTTTTTAAACATTGTAGCTTTAACCTTCTCATAGACTTCTATAGGCATTTCTTTACCTTTGTTGAATGGTATATCACCAGGTTTAAACCTAAATTTTTTACCACCTTCAATTAGATTGTGTCTACCTGATGCCATAGAGCTTTTGAACTCTAGTGTCTTCTTTAGGCCCATTGAGAAAGCTCTGTTAGCTACTTGAGAATAAGTCAATCCTAAGTCATCAGCAATACCTTGAGTCCTTTCGTGAGGAAATCTTTGTCTTATGATTTCATTAGGTGTCATAGCTCTTCTTTAAATTCTGTTTCTAACCACTGTCTGAATGCTCTCTGAATGTTTACTTGCTGAGATTGTGCCTCAAGCTCTGCATCATGTATGATAATGTTATCTACCTTGCGTACCTCATTGATAAACAAGTTAGCGTATCTCTTTGACTGGTGATAGATTTTAACATCTTCAATCAAGTCAGCCATTACTGGTAGTAGTGCTACTACTGCTAGGAGCTTTTGTTCGTGATTCATAGTGCTTCTATTTCTTGTTTAACTTCTTGCCAATAACTTCCTATTTCGTAATAATCATCTGTTTTGCGTTCTTCTTTTATTAATTCATCAACTGCAATTAAAGCGCATCTTTTACTTTCATCAACTGTTTGATGTAATATATAAGTTTGTCCAGTATGTTCAAAGTTAAATTTACTTACTAACTCTTTTGCTTTCTCTTTCGGTGTCATAGCTCCTCAATTTTTAATATTAATACTAGCCATCTGTCCACTAGTAGAATGGCGTGGTGTTGATCGTATGCCTTCACTATCTTGAAGGACTTGTCTTTCATTGTGACTTTGTAAGTTTTCATTTTTTGCTCTTAAATAGTTAATGTATAGTTGGATGTCAAAGTGGCCTCTTTTAGCCCAATAACTTTCAATATCAGCTAAGTTCATGGTCATCAATTTCTCCGTTGTTACAGCCACACTCCTCTTCAGTGTAGTGAATTTCATTACCAAATGTGCAGAAGTGTACCTCAACTACTCCATCTCCATTGCAGTCAGGACAAATCATAGCTCACAAGTTTTGATGGTTGTGTACTTTTTATGCTTGAATGTGCTCAGGTTTCTTCTCTTGGTAGGAGTAGTCAAATTGAATTCTTTTATCATCATGTTGTGAGTATTCCAAATTGATTTCCATCTTGTTGCTGGCTCAGAGTCTTTACCATATTGATCCATAACAAATAGGTACATGTCCCAGCTTTTTTTCTCTTCTTGAATGATGTGTGTAATTAAATTTTGCATGTTACTTTGATTTAAGGGTTAAAATTTTTATTGTTGCTACGATGCTGTAAAGCACTAATAAGTATACGATTTTTCCTTCCATGTTTTATTGTTTTGGTTAATAATTATGAAACAAAGTTAGTAAGTCTTTTCATATATGCAAACATTTTAACATATTTTAACATTTGATTGCATAAAAAAAGGGATAAACTATCTCTAGATCATCCCCTCTTGGGTGTTATTGTAACCAAACAATATACATGCAGTACAAATATAACTATTTTTTTCTTCTGAGAATTAATTTTATCAACTTTCCTATCAATCCTGACTGCTCATTCACATCTACATTCACCTCACCATTGGTGATTTGTACGTCTACCTTCTCAGTATCGATTTTAAGGCTCTTAGAGTCACTTTCTTTATGAAAGTCTACGTCTACTTTGGGAGTGTCTACTTTAACGTCTGTAACACCATCTTTACGTGTCACTTTAATGTCAACATTCTTAGTGTCAATGTTGATGTTGATGTCTTTTTTTTTCTTAGGTTCTTTCATTATGCTTCGTTTGTTGAGATTCTACCTTGACTCTCTAATTTTATTACTCTTACATTAGCTGGCTGTGCTATTTTCCACGCTGTTCTTCTAGCTTGGTGAAGTCTAGTCTTAGCTATTCTCATGATGCTAACTTCATTGCCTTGATTTCCACCAATGATGTGATAGTGTGTTCTATCCTCACCAACATATATACCTACGTGACCACCGCCATCTCTCTTAAAGGTTAACACATCACCTAACATAGGCTGATTGACATGTGTGCCATACTTTGCCCAGTTCAATGCCCACAATGGACCATCTACTACTTGAACACCAGCCTTGTGAGCACAGTATGCAAGGAATAGTCCACACCAGGGAATCTCATCATTAGTGTATGCCTTAAGTCCAAGCTGTCTAGCCCAATCTAAGATGACTGGATTGTGTGCCTTGCCTACTATCTCCTTAGTACCTATCAACTTGATAGCTTGTACTAATATTCTCGGAGCTTTCTCCTCTTCTAACCAACTATATTTCATAATAATAAATTGCAATTAGTCCTAACAACATACCACATACAGATGCTAACAGAATCTCCATCATTTTTGTACTGTTAGTTGAGATAAAGTAGCTCCAATAGTGCCAGCTGTTACTAAGTATCCAGCCATATCTACTACAATAGTAGGTAGTGTGAATGGTGAAGTCAATAAGACAGCTCCAATAGTACCAATAGTAATTGATAAGTTACGAACTCTAAGCCAAAAATTAGGTGTTTTGGAGCACCATCTATCTTTTAGTGTCATCTTACTAGTTGTATTTCGATTAGTTTTTTCACTGATTGAGTCAACTCACTGATGTGCTCAGCTAAATGCTTGATTTCAAGCTGTGTCATTTTCTCAATTGAGTCACTTCTGAATCTTGCCTCATTGTCTACCAGGTCAATTTTACTTTTAAGATGACTAACATCAGCTATTATATCTTTCTGCTCACTTACCACAGCTTTTATATCACTATGTACAGCTTTAAGAAAGTACCCAATAGCTGATAGTAGGACTGTGATAATTGTAAATGCGATCTCGTTGAATTCCATCACAAAATAAGTATTGAATTGTTATAACCATTTTCTCTCATTCCACCACAATGGCACCCACTATGACATTGACCAACACAATCACAAGAACACTCATCTATCATTGGTCTAAGGTCAGTGTCTCTGTTTGTCTTATCTGTGAATCCAGGATAAAGGTCTTTATTTGCTATCAAGTATCTGATTAATCTTTGCTCATAAAATGAAGCCTTTTGTGCATAGTGCTCCATTCCGAATGCTACTTCACTTCTACTCACAGATGCTGAGAAGTCACCAAACTGTGTCTGCAATCCTTTATTTTTTAACTGATAAGTCAAGCCAAAGATAGCATCCTCTGCTGACCTCCAAGCTATTACTGGCTGAATAAAGGTAACAAGTGTCTCCTCATCATTGGTAAGTGTCTGAGCATTGTAAGCTCCAAGCAAGTAATTGTAGTAAGTAGTACCTAAGATAGGCATCACTCTCAATTGTGCTTGAGTAGCTATGTATGGAGTAACATCAGTCACATCTACATTAGCTGTAATAGGGGTGTTTACTTTGAGATAGGTTTCTGTTATAAAGTAGATCATAGTGCAGGTGTTTCAGTTGGTATTATGTCACCTCCTTCAATTGGTGGTAAAGATGCAAGTGCTCTCACTTCATTAGGAGTCATTGCATTGAGTACTTTTGTAGCCACCAATGGACTAAGTGAGTTAATTGCGTCAGCAGTTTTAGATGCGTCACCTTCAATCTCAACAATAGTCTCATTAATGATTTGAAAGTTGTTGATTGTATATTCACCTGGTATCTTTGCGATTTCCAAAAGCTCATTAACTATCTCCTCAACTTGATATCTCAATGGCATGACCACATTTTTCTCAAATATTACGTATGCTTGCTTGATGTCAGCTCCACCACCTAGAGAACCAGTAGTGCGAACACCCATAAGGATAGGATCAATTGTGTGAGCAAAGCAAATCTGCTCAGTATTCAAAGCTGATGCTTCGTGAAAGAGCTTATCATTGCCATTTGTAGGTAAAGATTCTATCTTAGGTAGTTGGTCAGCTGAGTTAGCAAAGAATGCAACTGCCTTTCCAGCATTAGCCGCACCTTTAAGCCTATCAATTGTGTGTTTAATCATTGACTTCTCCTCTTCTGATTGTGGTCTCTTAGGAAACATCATAGCAAATGAAGGGAAGACACTATTTTGAATGTTACTCTTTGCAAAGTAGCTAAGCTCACCACTAAGGAAAGCAAAATTTAGAGCACTAGTGTACTGTGGTAATGGATACCATTCTTGACCTAGTGTCATTATCTCATAGACATACAACTGCTCAAGGTCACTATTAGTAGGATGATATTTTTTTATAGATGTTACGTCAATTCTAGCTGACCAGTCATCACATAAAAAATATGTCTGCTTATCTCTAGCAATTCTGACCTTCTCAGGTGATACATTGTATATCTTGTACAGTTCTCTCTTAGCATTGTAGCACAGCTTGAAGTATACCCTATGGTGTACAGTCAACTGCTGAGCTATAGCTCTCTCTACCTTTCCTAACTTGATTTTCTTTTCAAATGTATACAGCTTTAGCTTGTCCTCATTGGTCATTCCTTCACTCTTAAGAGTATAGCCACCACCTACTACTGAGTTAGTCTTAAAGTCCACAATGGCTCCATGTAAAGGTGATGTGTAATAGAGCTGATTAAGTAGCTCAGGGAACATGTTATCTTGACCAAATGGAATGTAGCCAGCTATCTGATATCTACCATTAACATAAGGTAATGACAAGTTAGCATCACCTACCCTACCAAATGGTGTAGAGAAAGACTGATAGCCTTCTACTACTTGTGTTGTTTGTGGCTTCTCGCCTATAAATCTACTATACCAAGCCATTAGTCATAAATTGAGTTAATAATTGCACCAGCTACTACCATTCTACCCTCTTCAATCATTGTCAATCCAACTGGATCTAATGTAGGGACAGAGCTTTCATAGACCTTGTATCTGTACTGACCTTTTATGAAGTCAATATCTATAGGGTCTTCAATAGTGAATAGGTTGAATCTTGAAGGCCACAATGAAGTATCAACACCTTGCCAATAGATAGGATTAGATGTTGTGTTAAATTCATCCTCGAACTCAAATAAATAGTAAGCATTTGATAGTGTAGTGACCTCAGTTAAAGTCAGCACAAAGCTATTAGTTGAGTCTTTCTCAAGATATATCATACCTATATTGTACTTAGAGAAAATTTTAATTAAAAAAAAAGCCTTACATTTCTGCAAGGCCTCTTTATCTATGGAGAAGAATAGATTATGGTGCTACTGTAGTCAAAGTAGTCACTACAGATTCTTCAATTTGGTAAGCTAAAAATTCATTCTCTGCAAGCAAAGTGATTGAATACTTAGAACCGTCTGCTCTAGCTGTACCAGAACCTTCACCAGTA